GGAGATAATATCGTGGAAAAAGCTGAGCTTAAGATGATCCAAGAGACTGTTTCGGATAACGCTTCAGAAATCTTTCAAATTCTTGAGGACGTTGGCTTTTATGCCAACGAACCCACGAACGCGGAAGACAATGAATTGTTTCTCCAGCAGCTCCTGTTCATCCAAGCTCTTCTTTTAACCATCATACGTCCTCGTAATGCAAGCCGGGAGGTTGACTCGCTGTAAAGCGAGTTGAGGCCTTTAGGCCATCCGTAGTCAACATTAAAGGAGTGTATATGAAGTCGAAAGATGTCCAAAAACTCCCAATTACGGCTCGGCTATTTAAGCTGCTCCGTGAAAACGGAGCTTTGCTGAAAAAAGTCGGTGCAGTGACGGGAGGTTCTGGAGTCATCTTCGGCCTCGGTTACACAGATGCGGTTTACCGCATTTCCATTGATGTTGAGGGGATGTTTAGCGTAGCTAAACTCGTCTTTTGCAATGGTTCCATGTTGTAATATGGCCCATTGCACATCTACGATCCCATGTCTTCTTCGGAGATCTCGACTCAAAGGTCCCCCTACTGCTCAGACACCAAGATTACCTTTTTGGTGTTCTCTGCAATGGTTGGACAATTGTTGTCGGGGTCTCTGTTGTTCGACATGTGCTGCTAGAGCTAGAAGGTGGAGGCTTAGACCATGACTATTACTGCATGGCCATCTGCTTATCCTCATTCTGCGCCCTATTTTAATTCTCGAGACCAGACGGCAGCGCTGGAGCAGTCACTAAGAATGTACAAGCATCCGGGAATATACATACAATTTGCAATTGTGTCTCCCGTCTCTGTACAACCCATGTTTTATTCCCCGATAATCCGTTTTTCAGATTTTCGGGGGTATACATTGAGTTGCCCAGGTTTGGGAGTCATTTCTGCGGTGTATATGTATCTCGTACGCTCTACATTTATGCGTGACAGTTTTAGGGCTTCAGGTAAGGTACCCTATACGTTTGAACGAAAGTTCTTTCGCATTAAAGTACCCTATCATGACCCTAATTTCGCTCGCGTGTTTAATGCTCTACTCGCGAGGGTACGAACATGAAGGGAAGAAAAACTCGTCATGTTCGGGGTCCCTGGTCATCTTCTCGACCTTTAAGACCTGCAAATGAAGTGCATAACGTGTCTATTCCTACGATGACGAATCACGCTGGCTACGGGGAAATTAAAAGTTCCTTCGCAGTTACCGTGTATGCGCGATCTTGGTCTGGTTCACGTACGCCCAATTTTGCTCGTGTCTTTGAAGAAGGGAAGCTACCTGTAAACCCCCATTCCGTCTATATTCTAGAATGCAATCCAGGTTACGGATTCATAGAGGAAATCTGGTATTCACCAGGTGCCTGGTATGATTCACGAGCCTGTTTTGGTCCTGGAAAGTATGGCGGTGGTGGTGGTGTACAAGGTTGGGATCCTGCGCCTTATCCTCCTGCTACTCATGATACAAGTAAAAGGAATCTTGCTATAAAACGTCTCCAGGATGTAACAAGTGGTAGCATGAATAATGTTGCCCTTGACATACTAGAGGTGAATCAGTTTACTCGGATGGTTGCAAATACTGCCGCTCGAGTCACTGGTGCTGTGCGAGCTTTGAAGAATGGAAACATTCCAAAAGCTGTGCAGTCCATATGGCAAGGTAAGCAGCCTCGCTACCGACGTGGTGGGGGCCCAAAACCGGGTGCATCTGTAGCCGATAATTGGCTTGAGATGCAGTACGGTTGGAAGCCTCTTCTTGCTGACGCAAAGGGTGCTGCGGAGAATCTGGCCCGATTAAATATTGGGAACAGAGAGGTGCAAATTGTAAAGTCCTCGTCTACAACAAGACAAAACAACATTGTGAGTAAACCCTATAACGGTCTTCAACAGAACGTTATAGTAACGACGATCAAATTTGGTCTTCGTTATAAAGTTTCTTCGCCTGTTGCCTTAATTCTTGCTCAGACTGGATTTACAAACCCTCTTAATCTAGCTTGGGAGGTTATTCCATTCTCTTTCGTTGTTGACTGGTTTCTTCCCATCGGTGCCTATCTTGAGAGTTTATCTTCTTGGGATGGGCTTGATTTTATCGATGGTTATGAAACTAGATTTACAAGAGAGAGAATGATCCAGACCTTTGCTTACGAAAACCGCAACAAAGCCGCTGGACATGATACGAGGGCATATGGAGATTGGAATGCGCAGGCTATTAGACTTGATCGGCTAAAATTGACAGCCTTTCCTAGTCAAACGCCTCCGTCTTTCAAAAATCCGTTTTCCCTTACTCATTCTCTAAACGCTTTGGCTCTTATGAGAGCGGTTTTTCGTTAGTTGCTAGAAAAGGTCGCTTTACTTTTAAAGGAGCTTTTTCATGTCGGCTATCGCCTCCATGAAGACGGCCTGTGCAGTTTCTCTCGCCCTGATTGCGAACCGTTTGGATTCGGTTCACAAAACAGTGGGAGATGCTGCTATAGGTGTCAACCGCACGTACGACCCCGAAGGCTTTCAGCTTCCCGGTGTTGCACGGTGGGTAGACAGAAGTGGCGGTATCGCCATTGGCTACCCAGCAATCACTCTGTCTGTCCGTCCGCCTACCAAGGCGTCTCGGGTTTACAAGGTGGTTGCAAAAGTCGTTCTCCCGACTCTCGAACAGACCAGCGCTTCGACCGCTACCGGCATTCAACCGGCACCGACTAAGGCGTATGACTGTACGGGGATCATGGAGTTTTTGATGCCAGAGCGTTCAGCTTTGTGGGAACGGCAAGCGCTGTTCGACACAATGCTTTCGCTCTTTGCAACAACGATAACAGCTAGCGATGGCGCGCCCAGTGATGCAACGGGTTCGCCTCTCAAGGCTGCTGTCGAGAACTTTGATCCGCCTTATTAAGCGGATCTGATTCTTAACTCCAGGAGAATACCATGTTCTATAATAGATATGGTTCTAAATTCCTTAAGGGATTTAGAGACTACCGTGTAAAACCTCGGCTAACTGCCGAGGTGATTCAGTCTTTTCTTCAGTCGCTCGATTGTCCTAGAGCTTTAACCGTCTGGCTTTTGTATGCTCATAACGAGCACAGTCAGTTGGCTGCTCTTGCCTTCGATCCCCATGATTATAACGATGTTATATCCATGCGCGACGCCTACGCTGCCACTCTTTTCCTGTCGAAATTCAAAGATCTTCTTTTGGATTACGATTTGGATGAAGTAGCCCTCGAAAAGTTTCAACGATTCGAGGAGTTGTGTAGGTCTACTAATCGTCGTTTTAGAAATCTCTCTACAGATCCTTTATATTCCGGATCCGTCGTTTGGCTGCATCACGCAGTTATTCGAAAAATCGAGAAAATTCTTGGCACTTTTAGTTCTGAAGAATTTATTGAATCGCCAGACTGGGGTCCTGGTGCGTCTACCCTTATAAAGCGTAGGCGTGCTAGTTCTCAAGAGAAATTCCAGTGTGAAACTGGAGTTACACGTGACCTCTATACTCTGTTCCCAAATGAACTTATGGAGAAGATCTATCCTCTGTGGGCTCATCACTTGAAATCGGTTGGTTATCCAACTTTTCAAGTGGGGAATCGAGTTGTAACTGTCCCGAAGGATGCTGCAACTAATCGAGTTATCGCTATAGAACCTGGAATCAATCTTTGGTTCCAGAAATCTATTGGCGAAATGATTAGGCGCAAACTCCTTCGTCTTGGAATCGACTTGACTGACCAGAGTAGAAATCAGGAGCTAGCACGTATCGGGAGTATTTCCGGTGCGTATGCTACTGTTGATCTTTCCTCTGCCAGCGATTCTATAGCTACATCCGTAGTTGAGGCGTTGATTCCTCAGCCCTGGCTGTCGGTTTTAGATTCGTGTCGGACCAAGTATGGGACTCTTAAAAGCAAGCAACTTAGATGGGAGAAGTTTTCCAGTATGGGAAACGGCTTCACATTTCCGTTGCAATCCCTTATCTTCTTTGCAATTGCTTCTTGTTGCAGAGATTTTGTGCACTCGGACTCTCAAGTCTCTGTGTACGGGGATGATATCATAATTCCGATATCAGCTTTTAAGTTGTTCTCTGAGGCTCTTACGTTTTACGGCTTTCGTTTAAACGAAAAGAAGAGCTTTTATGACTCGACTTTTCGTGAAAGCTGTGGAGCGCATTATGCTTCAGGCGTTGACCTAAAACCAATCTTCTTAAAAGAAGAGTTGTCATCTGTTCTGACTGTTTTCAGTCTGGCGAATGCAATTCGACGGTTGGCTCATCGCAGAGGCTTTAATTTCTGCTGTGATTCCAGCCTTAGGAGAACATTCGATCACCTCATCCAATCGGTTCCTAAGTCGTTACGGTTTAGGATTCCGGAAGGATTTGGTGACGGAGGATTCGTTAGTAACTTTGACGAATCCTCTCCCATCAGCGCTAGGATTAGGAAACGACGATACGAAGGTATCGAAGGCTTCTATATCTATCACGCTGCAGAGGTAGGGAAATCCTACCAAGATGACAGGTTTGGATACCTGTTGTCCGAACTTTGGCGAATGTCAAAGCAGAAATCCGAGAAATCGGATTTCGGAACGTTCCTGTCTAGGCTTAAAGCGATTAACCACCCATATCTCGTTGATTGTAGGAAGATTACTCTTTCTATGATCAATGAGGTTTCACTTTTAGATTCTGGTGTTGAAGGACGTAACTCCGTTCTTCTCCATCAAACTAAGGTGAAGGTTGTTAAAAGTCTAGTTAGGCAGTGGTATAATCTCGGTCCTTGGTTGGACTTAGATTAACCTAGAGGTCGGAGGGTAACAGGCCACCGTTATCTTCTTTGGTGCTTTGCACCTGGAAGGCTAAATATAGCC